TTTGTAAGCTCTTTAGTTAAAGACTCAAAAAGAAAAGCGGTGTTTCTTTTCTTATTATGTTTAAGCTTTATTCTTTCCATTATTTTTGGACTCCAGACTTTCGATTAATTGACGAGTTTCACGCTCTATTCTAAATAGTTCAAATTCTTCTTCATTGTTATTATTTTGATTTTCTTTTAAGAAATTACCAATTAAATCATCTAATTCGTTTGAACCTTTAAAGACATTCTTTTTACTACCACTTGCAGTAAAGCCTCCACCAGATGCGTTAATAGAACGTGCTCTTGCGCCAATAGTTCTCTTATCTGTTGCAACTGGTTTATACCATTTTCCTTTAGATTTAAAAGTTGTGGTCATAGTTTTTCCATAACCATCTCTTCTCTTTGATGGTGCTGCTAATAATGTACTACCACCTTCTTCTCCTGCTGGTGGAGCTTCTGGAGCTTCTGGTGCTCCACCTTCTCCTCCACCCTCTGGTGGTGCGCCTTCTGGTGGTGCTCCTTCTGGTGATGGTGCGCCTTCTGGACCTCCAGCTTCTGGTCCTCCAAGATCTCCACCAAGACCTAATCCACCACCGCCACCGCCACCTCCAGCGGCGGCTTGTGGTTGTGCGCCAGCAGCTTCTAATGATGCTGTAAATTTACGATCATAATATTGCTCTCTTTGAATGCGTAAGAATTCTTCATCAGATAGTGCAAAGATATGTTGAGCAATCCAACGCTTGGAGAAATATCCTTCAGTAGCTGCACCAGCAACGTCAAACTTTGTTTTCCAATGTTCAAGTTCTTGTAGAGCGGCAATCTTTGATGGATTGTTCAAAGAAAGTTTAAATGAAATTAAATCCGATCCTCTATAGCCAAGAGTAAACAAATGAATGATGCCAATCTTTTCTAATTCAGCAACTGCAACTCTTTGAAGTCTTTGAATGGTTCTTGCAAAACGAATGTCTTTTTGTGCAAGAGTTGCTTTATCTTCTGTTGCACCTTCGCCTCTAATAAGGTAAGACATAGGAACTTTAAGAGCAGCAAAAAGCTTATCTCTAAGATATTTTACGTCTTCAATAGCAGAAGCAAATTGACCACCTGGAAGTGCATCAATCTTTGTATTATTCTGTCCACCACGAACAGGAATAAAGTAATCCTCGTCAACGGACATTGGGTTATAGCGTAAATCAACACGACCAGTATTTTGGTCTACAATTTGATTACGCTTCATTGAAGTCATAATCTTTTGCATGTATTGTTCTACATCTTGTGGTGGAACGTTTCCAACATCAATGTAAAATACTTTTCTTTCTGGTGATCTTGTGATACGATATGCCATCATTGCGTCTTCAAGAAGAGTTAATTGTCTCCAAATTCTTCTTGCAGAGTCTAATACAGAAGTACCATATGGAGAATATTTATCGTTTCCAAGAATTCTAAAATGTGCAACTTGCCAATTTTCAAAAGTTAAACCACCAGAGTTCCATTGAAATTGAACATAGTTTGGATTTGTTGGGTCTTTACCCTCCATTCTTTCAATTTGATTTGCTGGAAGTCCTAAAGCAGATTTAATACCTAGTCTTTCGTCAATATCTAAATATAAATAATGGTCACCATATTTACACATATTACGGCACCAATTAAATAAATTAGAATCAAGATTTAAAGTTTTATTATACAATGTGCTAAGAATAGATTTAATTTCTTCGTTTGCACATTTAATATTTAACATACTATTAAGTTCATTAGATGTTGTCATTTCATCTGCATAAATATCAAGAGCAGATGCTATCTCTGGCATGTATTCCATTTGATCAAAATCAATGTACCTATCAGCACGATTTTGATTTGCCATCATTTTAGATGAGAAATTTTCGTATGGATTATAGGCAGATTTCTTAAACTCTAACCCACCAGCAGATGTAAAATTTTGACCAAACTTGTCCATTTGGTTACGTCTATATCTACTTTGAACTGGCTGATTGTAATTAACTATAGGCCCAGAAAAAAGCTTGGTTAACCTTTTAAACAATTCAGAGTCTTGATTTTTTGTATTTTTAAATTTTTGTTCTGCCATTTTTATCCTTTATAAACCCAGAAATAATTTTGGTATTGTTGTTTTGCTTCGTTTATAGAAATTGATAGGTCTTTATTGTAGCCAGCCATACCAGGTATTTTAGTATCTATCATTGTATTAGTTTTTACAAGACTTGTCAACATAGCTTTCTTATATTCTAGTTCTCTTTGGTTAGTGTGAAATACTGTATCTTTAATCCAACACGCAATTGCAAGTGACATTACTAAATCATCATTGTATCCTTGCATTGCTTGTGGCCTACCTAGTGACCAAATAAAAGTATCTAATTCATTTATTGTTCTTAATGAATTAATTGTAACTGATTTATTCCTAATAAATTCTTCTAATTTTGCAATTATTAATGGTCTTGATTTATGTGAAGTTGTAAATCCTGGGACTGTATTTAAAGTTCCTTCGGCAGTTACTTGATCTACATAATCACCAGAACCTTTTGTAGAATAATATATGTTTGGATAATTAGAAACAATAATTTTTTCAACTACTGAATAGCCGAGATTATTATTTTCTACTACTATCATACAGTTACCATATTCGCGTCCAGCAGTTACTAATAAATTAGCAAAATCTTCTGTACTTAATTTACCTTGGTATTCTGCAACTTGTTCAAATGAATCAATGTCGATTATATGAAATACAGAATTATCCTTACCATCACCTCTAGCAACGTCAGCAACAAGAACATAAGAACGATCTGAATTAAACTCTTTCCAAATCCAGTAATTTCTATCTGAGTTTGTTCTATGCTTTGGGTCTTTGCAGGTTGAATGCAATCTTTCTAGATCATTTGATTCAATAACTGTTTCACCAGATGCATTGAAAGAACACTCATATTCTTGAGCAATTTCTCTTCTTGAAAGATTTTTAGTTTCTTTTTCAAACCAAGCTTGATCTCTGTGTGGATGGACAGTCCAATGAAGTTTTATTGGATGAAAATCGTTTGTTCCGCTTTCTGCGTCAATATAGGTTTGGTGAAACCAGTTACCTACACCGTTTGGGGTTGATATAGCAATACAGCGACCACCAGTAGCCATTGTAGGATAAACACCTGTCCAGAGGTCTTTCATATTTTCTATGAAGGCTGCTTCGTCCAGAACGAGTAAAGAAAGAGCCTCAGAACGACCAGCATCGCCAGAAGTTGCTGAAGCTTTAATTTGAGAACCGTTTGTAAGTTCAAATGAGTTTCTATTGTCTACAGATACATCAGCAATCATAAGCCAATCTGGTAGACTCTTAATAATATATTTAACTTTCTTTACTAAGTTTGATGCTGATAAAAGTTTAGTTGCTAAAATGAGAACATTCTTGTCTCTGTGAAATAACATTAACCAAGCGATATAACCTGCAACAATTGTAGAAAGACCTAACTGTCTTGCTTTTAAAACTACGTTAAATCTATAGTCCTTCATATCTTTTAGCACTTGATCTTGAAACTCAAATGTTCTAAAAGGTATTGGACCTTTTTGCGTATCAGAAATTTTAGCGTATGTATTTAAAAAATAAACTGGATCTTTACCACACTTTAAAATTTCAGATTGTATTTGTTGTTTTGTTGGTCGGTAAACAGCCATTTCATTTTAGTCTTTTTTCTTTTCTGCTGGTCTTTTGTCGTTTTCTGGTTTCTTAGCTTTTTGTCTTCCCATAGAGAGAAACTTTTTTGTAATCTCTCTTGTCGTATCTTCACTTGGAAGTCCTACGGCAATAACAACTTTGCTATCAAAAGATGTTATCTCAAACTCTTGATACATAGAAAGGTCTGTTCTTGATCTTGAAATAGGTTGAACAAAAATGTTCACTTCTCCAACTGGTTTCAACGAAAGAGTGTTACCTGTTATTGTTTTGTATTCTTTCTTTAAGAATTTAATAATATCAGCCATTACGCCTTCCATTTCAGATTCAAATTTTGCACCTTTGTGAACTTCTTTCATGGAAATTTCACTTTGGTAATTAACACAAAGTTTGTTTCCTTTAAACTTGACTTTAAAACCATCAATAACTCTTGAATCAAGGATTGGGTCACCCTCTTCTCTACGGAGTCCTATTTTCTTTTCTTCTCCATCAACATTGTATTTACCAACGTGTGAACCATCATAAGCATTTGCTGCTGCTTGTGCGATGCCTTGAATTATTTCAAGAGTAGTAGCCATTATACAGTACCTCTTACTTTATCGTAGTTAAGTGCATGATAGACAGAGCCAACATCTTTTTCCATTTGAGAAACTTTTGATTGCATCCACTCTGGAAGATTTTCGCCATCTTGTATCATATCGTGTAATTTAAGTGCATACTCACCAATTTTAAAAAGTTGGCTTTTTGTCATATAACCTTCGTAATCTAATTCTTGGTCTTGGCCTTGAACAGTTTCATCGTAGCCCATTGGAATTTCATCATGCATTTCCAAAAGCATTTCACGTTCCCATTCTTCTTTAATTATTTGTTTAAGCTCTTCACGA